CTATCCCCGTCACGTGCAACGCCCATTAAGGCGCACCACATAGTTCTTGATGATACGCCAACGTGTCGCGTGCCTATCCACTCCAGCATCTTAGTCTTGTTCATACTTGTTTTATGTGCTTTGAGTTATATCTGCTTAGTATTTCTTCCCGTGCAGGGCAGGGCGTGTGGCGTTGTATTTCAGCTTGAGCTCTATGTGCGTCATAAGGTCGATGCCGAGGTGGTCGCAGAGCGACTCGAGGGACTTGAGGGAGTTAAGGAAGCCCATTGTAGGGTCGCATTTTTCGTCCGCAATACATAAATCTGTGACTATCGGCATGAGCGCATCCGTGAGCATAGGAGGAATGCCATCCTCGCCATATAAATCAATTCCGTAATTCACCTTCCATTCAGGTAGACCATATCTATCAATAAAGTACCCCAGCAGGTCGAGCAGGCGTATCACTGCGTCCGCCAGCTCATCCTCCACGGTGTCCTTGACCTCACGGAGGAACTCTTGAGCATAGGGCGCACCCTCTATCCGCTGGAGCGTGTCGATGGTGTCGTGGTCGAGCTTCGCCCACTTGCCGATGCGGTCAGCTTCCACCGCCTCGGAAAGCTCCGAGATAACCAGCATCAGATAATGCCCGACGGAGTGGGGAACGTCCCAAAAACCTTTAGCCACTGCCCTATCGTGGCAGTCCTTGGCGTAGCGGTTGAGCGTGTCTGCGTTGTAAAGTCTGTATTCCATATTCGTTGCTATTTTGTGATGTGTGATAAGATGTGTTTGATGACCTCTACCGTCCACCCGTTGCCGAGCATCTTGTAGATTTGGGTATCGGAGCATCCCCACTTATACCAGTCGGGGATGGTTTGCAGGCGGGCGCATTCGGTGGGTGTAAGCCTGCGGAGCATATAGCCTATCTTAGCCACGGGCTGACCGCTGCCGTCGTTCCTTGCCCTCGCTGGTATGCATGGGGCTTTGCCTCCAGTTGTCGGGCGGAAGCCCTGCCCATCCTTGTGCGTGCGCCAAGTGCCAGGAGTAATTAGCAGATTATCCTTAGTGACGCTCGTCAGGCTGTTACTCTTGTTATCCTTCCGAAGTTCGATCTGTTGCTCGTTATTGTCCCCTCGCCCACGCATAGCACATGCCATATTATTAAAGCTCCAATTATTGGAGGTTAATGTTGGCGATTTGCCTGGGAGAACTCTTGACTTTAAATAGCCACGCCCACGTTGGTATATGCCTATATACAAGATGTCCATATCGGAGTGGTTTCCTCCGCTATTCCCTCCAGCCGTTAGGCAGGAAGCCTTGTCTTGCTGAGCCTTTGGCTTTAGCTTCTTGTCGAGCTTGACTACGTCTGATGCCTTTCCTTCCTGCGTATGGGCTATGCTTTCAATAGCCTCCTCGTTGAGAGAGAGATTGCGCATATAGTATTTCTCGTCCACTTCATCGTCGAGGATGTCTCCGATGTAGATGCCTCGGTCGTCAGGCTGTGGAATATCTGTGAGCAGCTCGCCCCATATCCCCTCGCTCTTCGCCCGTATATTACTCCAGTATAGGCGCACTCTATTCTGAGCGGAGACAAGGGCGGAGTTAATCACAACTGGTCTAATGCCGAGGCTTTCGTTTATCCTCGCCTCGTCTGCTGGACGCATCCGCACATTCTCTAAGAGGAACTTGACATTCGGATTGACGCTCTGAACGTGGCGGAGAATATCAAGGAAGACCCAATACAGCCTGCTTCGTGGGTCATCGTGACCGAGCATTTTACCAGCTAAGCTGAAGCCTTGGCAGGGTGAGCCAGCGAGGAGGAGGTCTATCTCCTCCCAATCAATGTCCCACTCTCGCCACTTCTCCACGTCTCCGAGCTGGATAGTCTCGGGGAAGTTAAGCTGCGTCTGTTTGATAGCGTGCTTGTCTATCTCGCTGGCGTAGTATCGTTCGATAGGCACGCCAAGCTCCCTCAATGCTATCTGCCCGCAGCTCATCCCGTCAAAGAGTGATAGTACTTTCATTCTTTCGCTTCTTCTCTCTTACTCATCACGGGCTTAGTGCGCCAGGGGCGTGGCACACGCTCCAACGTGGCGGGCTTTGCCGTAGGTGCTTGATACTCGCCCTTGGTCAGCACCTTCTCTGCGAGCTTGAGGGTGATGTCGTTGACCTTGCCCAGCATCTCAAGGAGCTTGTGTTGCTGTTCGCTCACGAACGAGAAGTAGTGTTCTACCTCGCCCTGCATCTTGGAGAGGTCACGTGCGTCTCGCTTTCGGGTAGCGTCCATACGCTCAAGGAGGCGCAGGCGTGAGTGTAGCGTCCATAGGAGGTAAGCCATCACGAGCAGGCCTGCAGAGAGTAAGAGTAGTAGTGTGATTGTCATTTGTCGAATAGTTTGGTAGGTGTTGCGATGTGGTGGATAGCGAGGAGTAGTGCATCCCTCTCTTCTTGGTTGGTGCGAGCGAGCTTACTCTTAGGTAGCGTAAGATTGTGACGCCTGCATACTTCGAGTATTTCAGAGTGGGTAATCTTTCCATCTTGTCCTCTCCAGTGCTTGAGCAGTGGCTTTTGGCAGATGATCGGGAACTCTTTTTCCTGTATCGCATCTCGTAGAAGCTCGCCAACCATAGCGCACCGCCCAAGGTGGTAGCCTTTCTTGGCTACAACTCTGTGGTTATCTTTTGGTGATGCGTGCCAGTTGTGTGCGGTACTCCAGATGTCCTCGAGGACAAAGCGGTAGGAGTATTCCGTGTCGAGATACCTCTCGTCCTCTTCGCATCGCCATTCATCGAGCAGGTCAAGCACTCTCAGGAATGGCATAGTCTCGAGGTGAATAGTCCGATCGTTGAGATTGACAACAGCCCACCCAGAAGCCTCCGTATCGGGGTCTATCCCGATAAGGAGAGGCTTCTTTTGAGTTGGATTACTCATAGCTTACACGAGTTAGGCCTGCGCAGCACCTGTGGAGTACTCGATCTTCCACGCCTTGACCTCTGGATACCAAGTACCGTTATACTCGCGTCCGTCGAGATCGATATAGGCGGTCACCTCTTGCCCTAATCGCAGTGGGAACTTCTCGATAGTCTCACCGAATAGCTTGATCGGCACTTTGCTTGAGAAGCGTCCGCCTGTATCAAGGACGAACACCTGCGACTGCCAGAGAGCGCCCGTTGACTTACTTCTCCCCTGTATGAGTGGGCAGAGGACTGCTACTGTTCCCTTAATTTTGATTTCGTTGTCCATAGGTTTGTGATTAAATACTCGTTTTCGTTCTGTTCATTCTGTGGTCCGGCACTCCTATGAGCCGCACCTCGATGCAGTCACCACGAAGGCGAGATACCGCACGGTCTCCGTAGCGTTGAAGTTCAGACCATGGGAGGTTTGTGGTAGCGACGATCGGTGCGTCTCGATACCCATAGTCGGATCGCTGGTTGATGAGGTCCGCCAGACTCGCCTTATTTCCATAGCGCTGGAAAGTAGCAGGCTCACTTCCGAGGTCGCCTATATGAAGCACCAGATAGTCCAGGGCGGTGTACCTGCCATCTGTGCTGTCCATAAGATCTGCCATGTGCCAAAGGGCGTGCGTCTCACCATTCCATAGGAAGGGCTTCATAGTGCGTCGGCTATTCACACCATCGTAGAATGGTCGCTGCACACCGAGCATTTCACTGAGATCTCGCAGTAGAGTCACAAGAAGCGTCTTACCTGTACCAGTCTCGCCTGTTACGATCAGCCCCTTCATCGGGTCGTCTATCTCTGGATGTGGCAGGGCGAGTAGCCAAGAAACCGCTTTTGCATATCCGAGAGCCAGAGTATCATTGTCAAGCGAAAATCGCTCCTCCCTCAGCTTGCCAAGCTCTGTGATATAGTCCAGCGCATCATCAAGTGTTATACCTCGGTACGCATCATAGACCGATCGTGGCGGTAGGCCTGCCGTCCGCTCCTCTTTGATCTTCTTGACAAACTCCGATGCGAGTGGAAGCGCACCCTCTTTGGGCTGTGGTTGCTCGTTAATCATTGCTGTTGATTTTTTGGGTGTTCTCCTTCTCTTCGTACCCTCTTGAGTACAGAAGCCTTGTATGCCTTCATCTCCTCGCTATCTTCGGCCTGCTCCTGCTCCTTCTTGACTTCATCCCACATGTGGTTTGAGTAGTTCTGGGATGCAGGAGGAGGAGATGACGGCTTGGAGGCAGGGTTGTCTCGATAGCACCCTCCCACGACCTTAGCGAAGTTGTCTGGCTTGACAAGCCACGACAGACTCGCCATGGCTCGATTGCCTCGTAGGAAGGTGGACGCCTTGGCTTCTGCCATCATCTTTCGGAATTGGGCTATTGCGTTTAGTGTGGTCTCCACCGTGGGACGCTCCTTGGCGCTCCCATCTGGTCGGTCGGGCATCAGTGCCATAAACAGCTCATGCCCGTCTCTACAAATGGCCTGCGATAGGATGATTGACTTAGAGAAGCCATCATCTCCAGCAGTCTCCTCTTCATAGAGCGCTCGCCACACCTTACCGAAGTCTCGCATATCTGAGTTCGGATACATTAGCGAGCTAACCATAGCGCGAAGCGCAGGGTCCTCTATCGCATCTATTTCTTTCTGCGCGCTCTCAAAGCCCACCCTGGGGGTTTGGGGGAGACTTTCATCTTCATCTTCTATTTTATCTTTTAGGGGGGTATTTATTACCCCCCCTATAGTCCCCCCCAAAGTAGAGCCGAAAGTAGAGGGCAAAGTAGAAGCGCCTTCTCTACTTTCGTCTACTTTCGTTTCTACTTTCTCTACTTTTCTACTTTTGCCTGTTTTTGTCTCTACTTTGCCCTCTACTTTCGTTTCTACTTTGCTCTCTACTTTTCTACTTTTATCTTCTACTTTTGAGCGATTGCGCTTAGCCTCGCGAGCTCTATCTAAGCCTTCTTTGACTGCTTGACTTACATTGTAGCTGCGCTTCTTCGGTGTGGACTCTTCGCCTTGCTTTTTATTTGCACCGCCAAGAGTTGAGAGGTGGCTGGTGAGGCGTGGTGAGTAGAAGTACTCTACTCCATCCTCATCAGTGGCGATCTCAAACAGACCGAAGTCCTCAATAGTGGAGCGCACGACTTCCGCCCTTGGTCGCTTTGGCAGGATGTTCGCCAGGCGCTTGGCGTTGTTTGGATAAGTGTACCCGTCTTCATCTTGCTGTGCGAGCTTTAGGAGGAGGGCGGTGTAGATGCCCCAGCCCGCCATCCCATGCTCTGCAGTCAGGGCTTCTATCTTAGCGTCCTGCATGGCGAAGATGTCGAGGGGGATGTATTTGTGCTTACACATAGTCTGGGAGTGTGAAGTAGGTGGAGTTGAGCGTGCGCCCAGAGATCAGTAGACCTTCTTGATAGAGGTCCAGCAGGATGGGGCGGAGAGTATCGAAGTCATAGCCGACTACCGAGGATAGTTGCTCTTTAAGTACGATCAGCGGTAGCCGTCTTTCTTCCTTGCGTAGCTGGAGGTGTCGCTGTATCGCTCCTATCACCTCGTGTCGGTCTATCCTCTTCACTGCTTTACTTCCTGCCCTCGGCGGCTTTTCTCTTCCCTGAGCAGGATGAGCTTGTCTGCTGTATCTCCAGCCTTCAAGGAGAAGTAGCGGACCCTCTTATTTCGAGCGCGCATCTTATTCGTTAGGAAGGAGAGATACAGCTGGTGGTTATGGATGTGCTGGTCTAAATCTTGATCGCTGAGCTGTCTGAATCGTAGCTCGTCTATGTTGCGTTGCTTCATATAGTGGTTACTTCTGTCTTGTCATCTTCTGCTCTCTGCGTAGGCACTCTGCATACGCATCTACGTCGAGGATGAGAGTAAAGCGCTCATCCTGCAGGAAGGCGCTTGGGTATTTTTCTATTCTTGAGTTCAGTGCGCCACGCGACTTGATACCGAGGAAGCCGAGCACCTTGTCACGACCTGCGATATATCTCTCGGTGGGCTTTGCTATCTCCGTGTGCTTGCTTAGTGCCTCGCACACCGCAGATGAGATGAGAGCCTTGAGCTCTCCTTGGCTGAGGATGATTGCCGTGTCCATACTATGTATCTATTGATGCTCGTTCGAGGTGGCGTGTGAGCTTCCTCGCCATGAGCTTTGCATTGCGTATCGCATTCTGCCACTTGAGGTCCTTCGGGCTATTTTCGTAGCCCTTAGTGCCAAGCATCCGTAGCGTCCTTGCGATGATCACTGCATCGGTGTTGGAAATCTGTATCATTGGAGTTGTTGTATTTTGGAGATTGTCTACTTTGTAGCGCGCCTTGCCCTCTCGGGTTTGTCGCGCTTAGATCGTTCATTCATTACTAAACCAGCTACACCCTCACGGGCTGGCTGGAAACAATAAGAGTATGTTACCACAGCCTTACGACCGTGGTGGGATGACCACCCAAATAGCGGTCTATTGTTCTACTTTGGTCGGTGCGCCTCCTAGCTGATTAAGGCATAAGTAGTATCAGAGGGCCTGCGCCCGACGCACCGACGTATTGCTTACTTTTTTTGTGAGGCCTTGCTCTCCCGAGTTCGTCCTCACGATCTAATAACAAATCATCGAATTATATGGAAACTAAAAACGTTGTGGGCGCGGGAGAGCCTCTAAATTGACCGCCCGCGCCACGGATTGAAGAAAAGAGAATCTATCCGCTAATGCTGTCTGCCGTAGCGCTCGATAGCTCGCCACGTATAGACGGTGATGCCGAGGAGGAGAACGCCTGCGAGCTTCTTGATGAGGAACTCCGAGGTGCTCACTGCTGGCATTGTTGGGTGGTCAGTGTCTGAGACTATCAGCAGAAAGCCGAGGAAGCCCAAGACGCAAAGTGCGCCTATAACCAGATAGGCAAGCACTGTCACTACTCTATTCATAGCCGTATTTATTTGTAGTTACTAATGTGTAGTCAGGAGGATTGCGATCCTCGGGTATTCCGTGCCTGCCACGGCTTCGCTCTGTGCGCAATAGGCCACAGACTAACTACAATGGGTTAATCACGCGCGGGCCTTCCACCCGCAGATTATTTCGTTTCGCCATTGTTTGTATCAAGTATGTCAAAGATCGCTGTCGCTGGAGGGCTTAGCCTTCGATGGCTTTCAGCAGCTCAGGCGCTCGTCGAGTATGTCGGTAGACCTTGTTCTTGCAACATTGGTACTTTATCATGAGCGCTTGAGTAATCTGCTCCTTGCCGTAGCCCTGGCTCTCCAACTCAAGTTGATCCTTATACATCTTTATGGATAGCTCGTTTTGCTTCTCCTTGAAGGATTTAGGAACTTTGAATCGTGCCATTGCTTCGTATTGTCGGAATATCTTAACTTTGTTCCGTGACCTGTTCATTTCTTTGGTCACTTTGTGGTTCACTCTTGAACTACACTGCAAATGTAGGAACAATTTTGTTCATATACAAACGTTATTGTTCTCATCTTCGTATGGCACGCAATATAAAGGCTGATACATCACTGAATATCAGCAAGTTAATAGAATACAAAAAACTTTCATCCGATGCAGAATTCGCTCGGTTTGTAGGCGTATCTCCTGCGCTTGTCAGCAGATGGCGCAAAAGAAACTCCTATGATGTCGACAAAATTGTAGATGCCTTCCCAGAAGTATCTATCCCGTGGCTTCTCTCTGGTGAGGGTGAGATGCTGAAAGCCGATGCACCCATCGCGCAGACCTCCCCAGAGAACAGCGCCCGCCCACTCGTAAGTAGCGACCGCGACTGGGTGGAGATACCTCTTGTGCCACACCGCGCGAAAGCAGGAGCGCTATCGGGCTTCGGAGACCCCTGCTGGGAAGAAGATAAGCAGACGATGCCTGTACTGATAGATAAGAGGCTGAAAGGAGATTACCTGCTCTTTGAAGTATCTGGCGACAGTATGGACGACGGCACCAGTACAGCGTTTCTCGATGGTGATGTACTACTCTGCCGTGTCCTTCCTAAAAGTGACTGGCAGTATGGTATAAAGCGCAGACGAGACACCTACTGCGTCGTAGCCACCGAAGCTGAGGGTATAGTCCTCAAGGAGGTTGTAAACCACGACAAGGCCACCAATGAGATCACGTGCCATTCGCTCAATAGCCAGTACAAGGACTATTCCGTGAAGCTCGATGATGTGCAGGGTATCTTCTATGTAGAGGAGCTTATCAAGCGCAGATTCTAATACATGGCATTATTCACCTAAAATAAACTCACTATGAAGAGAACAGAAACCCTTGCATCCGTAGACCGCAAGAAATTCGTCCGAGACAGCTTCGACCAAAACGACAAGACACGACAAGCCGCTGATACCGCCAATATATGGGGCTTCGTCTTGGTGCTTGTTGCTGTTGGCCTCCTATTCATCGGGTTTATAAACTCCTACGAAATCAATAGAGAGATAGACTACATCATCGCGTATTCGCTCGGTCTCTCCTCATCTATCGCTATGAGCATAGCCTGCTTCCAAAGAGCGCCAAGACTACGACGCACGGCCGACAGCCTCGACTACCAACTTATGGCGGCCTTCCCCGACTGGCAGGATCTTCTCAAGGAGGCCTGCGAAGAAGACCAGAAGTAATTCGCAAAACTACAGACCTATGAAGCATCTATACTCAGTATTCGCAGCACTACTGCTCTTCTTTCTATCCCCTATAGCAGGCTTTGCACAGCGCAACAACGCTAAGCCCAAAAGCGTTATAACTCGAACGATAGTAGGGTGTACCCTTGGAGAGACCACGCTGGAACAGATAAAGGAAAATGTTCAAGCACAAGGAGGAGAGATTGAAAACTTCTCAGATGAGACTGACGGACCAAGGATGAAAACGATAGTTGTTAGCGGTTTGAGGTTTTGGGGCGAGACCCGAGATAAGATTATGATGAAAACGGTTGACAGCATCCTTTACTTGGTGATCATATTGATACCCGACAAGGCCGAAGCAGATCGACTGAAAAATAATCTGATCCTTAAATACAGAGGCTGGGAGGATAACACGGATATACCATCAAAATCCTATGACGGAAGCTACGTAGACTCTCGATCTACAATTATGCTATCCTATAAGAATGATGGACCAGAGTATAGTCGAAAGTTTAAGTATGCAATGCTTATGTATGCGGACAACGCTCTATTTAACAAGGCAAGAGAGATAGAGAGCTCCGACCTATAGAATAGTAGCCCCCATTATACTGCATACAGTTGTTGCAGATTATACAACGACTCACGTCAAAACCATTTCGTTAGCTTCAACGAAATGGTTTTACAATAAAATACGACACAACATGCTACCAATACGACGTACCTGCCACTTCCTCCTCGATAAGCAGAAAGGCTGGAAGGCTCTACAAGTCCGCTATCGCATCCGCTACGGAGGTGGTAGTGGCTATATCACCAGTGTATATGTAGGTTACCGCGTCGAGCCAGACAAGTGGAGTGCCGAGTCGGAGCGGTGCATTAAGAACACGACGCACGGAGATAGACGCACGCCAGCTGCGATGATAAACCGCGCACTGCAGTACACGGAGGAAGCTATCGAGAGCGCATTTAACTACTTTGAGAGGGAAGAGCGCCTGCCCACTCCCGAGGAGCTAAAGGCGAAGTACAACGAGTACCTCGGTGAAGCGATGGGAACGACCAAAGAAGCCCCAGCAAAGGCGAGCCCAGAGGACAAGCGCAAGATAGTAGCACTCATCGACCTATTCGTAGAAGCTGAGAGCGGGAGACGAAGCTGGAGCGAACGCCACCTGGCGAACATACGCACCGCACGTATGCACATAGCAGACTACTCGCAGTCGGCTACACTGGAGGATATTGACGAGAAGTGGGTGGCAGACTTCATCACGCACCTAACAGCGAAGCGTGGGCTTCTCAATGGCTCAGTAGACAAAACTCTCCGCATCCTCAAGAGCGCGCTCTATTGGGCACAAGGGCAGGGGCTATATGAGAAGGCTTACCGACGCTTCTTTGACGTACGCCTCAAGGGTATCGACAGCAACCGAGCCGAGGTATATCTCACGTGGGAGGAATTGAGCCGACTTATGGAGGTAGAGCTACGCCTGCACTCAGAGAAGATAGCACGTGACCTCTTCTGCTTCCTTTGCTTCACTGGCCTGCGGTACTCGGACTTGAAGAAGCTGACACACGACAACATCACAGAGAGGAGTATCCGATACTACGCACAGAAGACGGACCAGCTAATCGAAGTGGACATAAACGACCACGCCCGCACTATCCTCAATAAGTATAAAGGTGAGGAGAAGCCACTACCAGCAATGGCAGAGCAACGCCTAAACCGAGCGATCAAAAGCGTGTGCAAGCAGGCGGGCATAGATGCGCCCGTCACCCGACTACGATACTCTGGGCGCCAGCGCATCGAGGAGGCGCTTCCGAAGTACGAGGTAGTGACCTCGCACATAGGACGACATACCTTTGTTGTGCAGGCTCTCACCCTCGGCATCCCTTCCGAGGTCATCCGCAAATACACGGGCCACAAGACCGAGGCAACGATGCGCCCATACATCGCAATCGCAGATACCCTCAAAGCGCAGGAGATGGAAAAGTTCAACCGTCCGCTGCTATCCTCACAACGGACGCTTAGCGGACGGAAATAGGCATCATCTAATGAACTTTAATTGCTATTAAATGTATGGGTGAGGCGGGTAGATCACGTATGTAATAACGGCCTGCGCACTTACGCCTACATTTATCAGATAATCTTCATATCCTGCTCGGGGGTACAATCATATCGAAAGCCCCTCTGTAAATCAGAGATTTACATAGGGGCTTCTATTTACAGCGGACGCTTTCACGGACGCTTTTATACAGAACTCCAAAGAAGAGGGCGAGGAAGTTTACACCTCCCCGCCCTTGTTAGACGTTGCGAGATTACGCAAATAATCA